AGTATACTCCAAGAATCAATAACTCAACCAGAAGAACCCTTACTTCTATTGCTCTTCATATTCCGGATAATATCACTTCTAACTTCGGAGTATCTTACGACGGCCTGGGTCTTGGTGCGCTTGGTTCTGCAATGGGATTACTTAGCGAACAAGGAGAATCCGGGGTGCTCACTGACTTGAAAAACCTGGCTATGGTTTCTGGCGTTCAATTAGCAGGAGAAGCACTCTCTCAAGGAATTCCGGGAATTGTCAGAGCTCTATTCTCAGGTAGCAAAAACAGCTTTATGACTAATATTATTGAAGGTATCTCGGGTGGAATTTCCAAGGAAGGGTCTGATCTAACAGGTATTGCCAAACAACTTGCAATGTTGAAACATGGAGTTGCTGAGAACCCATACCAAGAATTATTGTTTAAAGGCGTCAACTATAGAGAATTTAACTTTGTGTATAAGTTAATGCCAACTTCCGAAGATGAGTCTAATCAAATTTCTGAAATTATTAACCTTCTTAAATTCCACATGCATCCCGAAGTTTCTTCCAATGCAGCTAGATTCTTTACCCTACCCTCGGAATTTGATATTGAATTCTATTTTGGTGGTATTCAGAATCCATATATGGACTTTATTTCTACCTGTGTTTTACAAGGAGTAACTGTAAATTACTCCGGTGGTGGTCCATTCTTGACTCACCAGGACGGCGCTCCAGCCGCACTCGACCTGACTCTGCAGTTCAAGGAAACCGAAATCCTCACCAAGAACAGAATCGAATCTCTGTTCAACCAAAAATTTGGATATTCTATTACTGATACAATCGCTCGGGGGGAAGGATAATTTATGTCATATTTCTCCTCGTTTAATTATGTTCTATACCCGAATTTCCAGGATCCCAATAATTATCTAATCCTTCAGAACATCACCAATAGAGTTGTAAGGAAGAATTATCTAGAAAACGATCGCGCACTTTTCTATAATTATGTGATGTTGGAAGGAGAAACTCCTGAATCTGTTTCCTACAAGATCTATGGTAAGGTTGATTACTACTGGACCATCATGCTTGTAAACGATAGATTCGATGTTCAGTATGATTTCCCGTTGACCTCTACTCAGCTGGACGATTATATTGAAGAAAAGTATGGATCCTCCGCCGCTGCCAGGAGCTCTCTGTTGTATTATATTAGACCAAATGTAACCAAGGTCACAGATAATTACAAGTCTGACCCAGGATCAGACAGAAGAACAAACTTCATCCAGGTTCCATATGAGTTTACAATCGACAACGTTGACTATACGTATGCAACTTATCCATTATATTCTAACGGCGTTCTAATGAAGACATCGATTTCTTCCTATGATTATGAAGTAGAGGAGAGCGAACTCAAACGAAATATTCTGGTTCTCGAGAAGAAATATATTGAATCGTTTGTGGAAGAATTCAATACGTTAATTAGAAAATAGTCATGCCCACCATTCAACCAGGGAAGTATAATCTAAAACATATTAGTATAGTTGCCGAATCCGGTCAGACTATCGACATCAAAGACATTTTCGTCGAGATGAACCTGACCGAATCGATCTTTCATTCTACGATCACCGGACATATATTAGTCACAGATACTCTGAATTTGATCTCAGGTAGCGTTGGACTGCCATTAATGGGGAACGAAATACTGGTGATCAATATGGATCTTCCCACATATTTCGAGAGCGTTCCCGGGAATTCGATGGCATCTAAAGATCAATATATTCCTAAAGATAATCCGATTCTATTTGTGGGTAGAATAACTGCAATTAAAAATAGAAACGCACTAAACGATAAGGCGCAAACTTACCTCATCGAATTTTGTTCTGAAGAACTAATTATTTCTGAGAACCTCAAAGTTTCTAAATCGTTTAAAGGAACTCCTTCGGATATTGCAGCTAAGATCTTTTCTACTCTGAATTCTTCTTCTCCCAATCCATATTTCGAGAAGACAATTAACCTGCTGAGTCTGGTTATTCCCAATTGGAGACCGTTAAAGGCTATTGGTTGGCTGGCTTCTAGATCCATTTCTATTGTCAATAATTCTCCGACTTTCTTTTTTTTCCAGTCTTTATACTCCCCAGATTCGGTGCCTGGTATAATCACCACCAAATTTTGGTATGCTTCTTTGGATTATATGCTAGGATTGGAGCCTATTAAGACTATTAACTTTGGTCTGGCAAACGTCGATCAGGACGATAACTCCAGATTTCTGAGAGCTATAAATTATGAAGTGGAACAAGGTTATGATACCTTTGGAAATATAGATGCTGGATTGTTTGCAAACAGTTTAATAACCCATGACATTGCAAAGAAGGAATGGAAGAAATACGACCACGATTATTATAAGGCATTCCCTCTTTGGAATCACAACAGTAACGGGAAATTGTACAAGGGCGTTCCAGATTCCCTAGGGAATACATTTAATTCCTATCCAGATTCTAAAATCTATATGCATTCAACCGGAAACGCCACCGGAAATAACTATATCGAAAAGATATCTAACAGAAGATCATCACAAGTAGCTTCCATTGATGCAGCTGTAATTAATCTTCTGGTTCCTGGAGATGGTAAAATCTATTCTGGTTCTAAGATAAAGTTCGCGTTCAAGTCTCCGGAATCATTAAATAATTCTCAGAGAGAGATCTACGATACGTTCTACAATGGAGATTATTTGGTTACGGGCATCAGTCATAATTTCGTTTCTTCTGAGAACTATAGAATGTCCATGAGATGCGCCAAGGAATCATTGACACTTAATGTAGAAGATTATACAAGGAATGTATAAATGAATAGTACCACAGGATTTATCGGATTCGACGGGTTTGTCTGGTTCCAGGGTGTAGTAGAAGATCGCTTCGATCCTGAGAAACTTGGAAGAGTTCGTGTCCGTATTCTTGGACTACATACAGAAAATAAGACAGAGATTCCAACCGAGGATCTACCCTGGGCATATCCTATTCAGCCTATCACTTCAGCAGCTATGAGCGGAATCGGAGAGACTCCTCTCGGTCCACTTCCAGGAACTTGGGTAGTTGGGTTTTTTAGAGACGGAGAAAATTGTCAGGAACCTGTTGTCTTTGGAACCTTAGCTGGCATTCCTCAGGAATTACCAAACGGCAGAATTGGGTTTAACGACCCAAAAGAAAATTATCCTAAAGAAGATCATGTTCCAGAAAACGATTTACACCGTTTAGCCAGAAGAGAGAACATTGAAAAAACAATTGTTCCTAAAAAGTTCGAAACTCGAGATCTGGAAATACAAAAAGCTCAGGACAAATCTGGTTCTAGAGGAGAACCTTGGAACGAACCTGATCCTGGATATAATGCGGAATATCCCCATAACCATGTCTGGGAAACAGAATCTGGTCATACTTTTGAATGGGACGATACTCCGAACAACGAAAGAATTCACGAGTACCATAAGACTGGAACCTTTTACGAAGTCCAGGCAGACGGCACTAAGGTTACAAAAGTTGTCAGGGACAATTACCAGTTAACCTACGGCGATGAATATATCCATATTCATGGTAATGCCAATATTAGAATTGGTGGCTCAGAATCTAATATCTTAATTGTAGGAAATGCAAATATTGAAGTACAAAAAGAAGCCTATGTTGTAACAGGCGATAATACTAAAATTGATGTTCATGGCGATTTAGATATATCTGTAGACGACGACCTAAAGATCCAGGTTGGTGGGGATATGTCTGTGGGGGTTGCTGGTTCCTATTCCGTCCAGGCTGAAACTGTAAATATGACTGGATTAGATTCGGCTTCTTTATTCGGAGGAGGATATGCTGGAGTTACTTCTGCAGGTCAGGCAACTCTTTCTGGTATGGCTTCGGTTCAAGTCACGGGAGCTAACGTAGGACTACAGGCAAATGCTCTTTTAAGTATTGGAGGATCTATTGTGGATATTGGTGCTCTTTCTGTTGTTAAGACTACAGCGGGAGGCTCTATCTCTGCTCTTGCTCCTTTCGTTACAAGAGGCGGCTCGCCGTTCTGGAATTAAGGATAATCTATGGCATACATTCCAATACCTTCTGTACCATCTGTTTCGTTTATCCTGATCCCAGTTGTTGGATCTAAGATAGCGGCTAAAATAGAAAAAGTCAAAAGAAAAGCAGACGAAGAAAACGCAAAGTTCCAGGCAAAATATAAAAAGGAATTGGATCTGGCTGCAATATATCAAGGCAGACCAGCTCCAAATTATCTGTCTAATTACGCTTATTCAACTGCTTTAGATATTCAGAGCGCAGGGTTGTCTATAGCTCAGATTTCTCCTTATCAAATGGAAGCAGAGATCGCAAAAATAAAAGCCGAAGCAGCTGCAGCTGGAAATCAAAACCCTATAATTGACAAAAAACAAATTGCTGAACGCATTGTAAAAGAAAAGGCAAAGCAGCTGCAAGCTCAGATAGAGATGGAATTAAAGAAACTAACGAACCCAAACATCTTACCAACTGGAAATGTACTTACAATTCCTAACTTACCTAGTATTCCATCTATTCCCAGAATCCCTTTTGTGCTCTAATAAATACTATCTATGGCTTCAACTATTCAGAACAGATATAAAGATTTGGATATTTCTTTCAGAAAAAATCCAAAGACTTCAGACTTTTACGAGTTAAAAGATATCGAAGCTGTAAAGAGATCAGTTAAGTTGCTGGTGCTTACCAATTTCTCCGAGAGACCGTTTCATCCTGAGATCGGATCGGCGATATACAGTACATTGTTCGACAACTTCACCCAGGAATCCAGGATCAGAATTACCAGATCGATTAAAGATGTCATAAATAATTTTGAACCAAGAGCAAAACTTCTGAACGTCACCATAAAAGAACTCCCAGACACTAATAGTTTGTACGTTAATATCTATTTCAATATTATCAATCTACCAAACCCGGTTTCTGTAGAGTTAAACCTAGAAAGAGTTAGATAAGAAATGGCTGATAACACAACCAAGATAATCTCTCAGTTGGATTTCGAGGCGATTAAATCCAATCTGTCAGCGTTCATTGCAAATAATTCTGACTTCACCGACTATAACTTCGAGGGATCTGGGCTTTCTTTTATCACGGATCTTCTGGCCTACAACACTCACTATAATGCCGTATATCTGAATATGGCAATCAACGAGAACTTCATTGACACGGCCCAGACCAGAAGTTCTATTGTTTCGCTCGCCAAGAACTTTGGGTATACTCCACGTTCCAAGAAGTCTTCTATAGCCGAACTTTCGTTTACTATCGACGAACCGGTCACCGCCAAACAGAACGGGAATACTATTTTCCTGGAACAGTCTAACTATTTCACTGGAGTTGTAGACGGAATTACCTATATCTTTTCTCCGATTGAATCTGTATCTGCCGTTTCTTCCAGCGGCAAATATACTTTCTCTGACGTAAAGGTTCGAGAAGGTTCCTATGTTACCATCAAGTATACTGTAACAGGAGCCGCGTCCGAGAAGTTCTTGATTAATAATTTCGATATCGATCTAGAGTCGATCCAAGTAACGGTTCAGAATTCAGTATCAGATACTAATATTACTACTTTCGAGTTAATATCAGATATTACAACTTTAACTCCAGATTCGAATATCTTCTATCTATTCGAAACAACAAGCAGATCTTTCCAGATTCAATTCGGTGACGGAGTTCTAGGAAAGAAACTGACAGCTGGGAATATTGTCAATATTACTTACCAGACTTCTTCTGGTTCTGATGGAAATAATTGCTCGGCGTTCACTCTTTCCAATAGTATCGACAGCAGATTTACCTATGGCGATCTAGATTTCACCAACGTCGTGACTTCTTATGGCGGGGATTCAGAAGAATCTTTGGATTCGATCCGACTAAATGCTCTTCAGAATTTTAGAACCCAGGGTCGTGCAGTAACTGCTGCTGACTACAAGTTCTTCATTGAACGGGATTATCCTCTGGCTCAGACCGTTTCAGTTTGGGGTGGACAAGACAACGAACCGTATCCTATCTATGGTAAAGTCTTTATCTCTTTTAAACCTGACGGAGAATTCTTTATTTCTCAGGCGGCAAAGCAGAATATATTGGACAATATTATCAGCAATAAAAATATGGTCTCTGTTATTCCAGAAATTGTAGACCCGGAATACACATTCATTCAAATAGATTCTTCTGTAAAGTTTAATCCGAACGCGACAATTCTGACAGCCGCTCAGATTAAATCTAAAGTTGTATCTACAATTCAGAATTATAATACCACAACACTTACCAAATTTGGAACCAACTTCTCTTATTCCAAGTTTACTACATTGATCGACGAATCGGACAGTTCAATTTTGGGTAATATTACAAGAATATCCCTGAGAAAGAATATGAACGTAACAGTCAATACAGCTCTGACTTATATGTTTACATTCCAGAATCAGATTCACCCTGGGTCTGTTATATCTAAATATGCGTTCAAGGCAGAAAACGACCCGACTCTTGGTAATACAACAGCTTCTTTGCAATTGGACGACGACGAAAACGGCAAGATCCGTATCTTTAAATATGCAGAAGATAATACAGGGACCAAGATTATTCTGAACGCAAACGCAGGAACCGTCGACTATGCGCTAGGTGTGGTTACACTGGATAAGTTTAAGCCTTCTCAGGTCAATTCAGACAATACTATTGACATAGTTTGTAAGCCTGCTGAATATTCAATCGGCGATATATCTTCTTATAGAAACAATATATTGACCATGATCGACACAGATATTATCGTTGATGTTAAAGAAGCCTAACCATGACCAATCCATATTCTAGAAGACTATTCCTCGATAAATTAATCCCTCAATATATTCGAGAAGAGTATCCGCTGTTCCTCAATTTCTTGAAGGAATATTATAATTATCTGGATAGAACAGTTGGACAGATCATTGCCGTGACGGTATCTGATCAGGGAAAGAATTATTCTTCGTCTCCTGTTGTTCAATTACGAATTAATGGACTGGCAGACACGTCTTCGGATCCGGCTCAACTGGAAGCATATGTAAGTAATGGAAGACTAGAAAAGATCCTGGTCACGAATTATGGATCCGGATACGACACAGAAGACGAAGTCACTGTTTATATACAGGATTCTACTGGTACAGGCGCAGCGGCGGAACCAATAATTGTCAGAGATCTGGGTAATGTCAATCCGGCTGTTGTCCAGGTTCTCAGCTCGCGAGACATAGATCAAGAAGTTGCATTATTAACGACGTTTCTTGAAAACGAATATATTCCTACTTTCCCTGCTAAGTTGTATTCATCGACGGCTGCGTCGGTTGAAGTGGAGAAGTTTGTCAAGTTTATTAAACAGTTCTATAATTCTGCTGGTATCGAAAATTCTATCAGATTTCTATACCGTATTCTGTTTAACACAACTGTCGATTTCTATTATCCCAAAACAGATATGCTGAGAGTGTCGGACGGAAGATGGAATATCGACCGTAAGATATACTTGTCTTCTAGTATAGATTACCTGACGTTCAGAGATCAGTATGTGGGCAAGAGAATTCTGGAAGAATCTGGTGCTACTGCGATTATTGAAGCAGTGGATAAAATCACGGTTTCCACAGTAGATTATATTGCACTAACGATCTCAAATATTAATGGTACGTTTAACGAATCCGGATCCAAGAAAGTCTATAATTATCCAATCACAGGTATACAAGAACTGTTAGGATCAACTTATGTATATAATGGAAAGGTCCTGACTCTTGGACAGGGGTATTATCTTTCTGACGAAGGTCAGCCTTCTTCAAGAAAACGAATCCAGGATTCGACGTACTATCAAGATTTTTCGTATGAATTACAATCGGAAGAATCGATTAAATCGTTTAAGAACGTCGTCGAAAATCTATTCCATCCAGCTGGATTAAGATACTTCATTAAGATTACATTGTCTTCTGCTGCTGCTCTTGACGAACAGGTTCTGAATAATGAAACTAATATTATCAACTTTGCAGACGAAGAATTTGTGAGCGAGTTATCGCCGAGCGCATATTCCCTGGGCCCAATTAATTTGGATATCGATCTGAACAAAGCCGTTACATATCCTGTTCCATACGTAGATTTCACATCAACTGCTCTTGTATCATTGGTTTCTCAGTCAACAGTTGATATTTCTGACGCCGCCAGTTTTTCTAATAATAGCGACGAATATTTAAACTTCTCCGTAATTATCACAGAAGGTTCTAATACATTCTATAGATACGTCACAGCATATAATACAAGTACCAAAGTCATTACTTTGGATTCGGCGTTCACTCCTTCTTCTTCGCCGATTACATATAGACTGATTCAGAATTATAGAATTGCCTCTATGGATTATACCAACAAGAAAATGACGCTTTCTTCGTTGGATCCTATGAGATACATTCCATTTACAAACAACGTCTCTTCTGTGTTGTCGGCCTCAACTACGGCATCTACTGGAGCTACTGGGATTGTACTGGATATATCTGATACACTAAACGTCAAGGTCGGAGATGTCATCCAGGTAGATTCAGAGAAGATGACTGTCAACTGGACAAAAGGTGCAACAGGAGTATTAAATCTAAGCGTGACGAGAGCCGCATCCGGTACCTCCGTCGCCTCTCACACCAAAGGCGCAACAGCCTATAATACTACAGATCATAGATATCTTGGCTGGAGAATCTATATTACTTCTGGTCCAGCCGCTGGACAATTTGGGAAAGTAACTGCGTATGGAGCGACCGGAGTCTTAACATATTCTACTGCATATACTTTACACGCTTCCGGCGCAACTGCCCCTACAACAAATTCTACATATTACCTGTTACCAGATTTTGCTGGTGCAACCGGCGCTGGTAACGACGGGTATTATACAACCGGATCTACTGGTATTTCTTCTATTAATGTTTCGAACGGAGGTTCTGGTTATGTAACAGGTGCTGGATATGGTGTTCGTGTAAATATTACAGCGCCGATTGGAGCCACCGGAACTGGATATGCAAAAGCAGCTGGTGCCACGGCTACTGTAGTGAGCGGTGTAATTACTGCCGTCACGGTATATGACGCAGGAAAATACTACCTATTCGCTCCTAACGTAACATTTACTCAACTAGGAGCAACAGGCATTCTAAGAACAGCATATGCATATGCAAGCCTAAACAATACAAATTCTCCTTCTTCTGATTATATGAAGTTCTCAGAACTTGGTGGAACTGTTCTATATATTCCATCTGGTGCCACGGCGTTTGTTCCTGCTAAGGCCTCGGTTACCCTACAAAATAAAACCACCAGGCTAACCACTGCCATGGATTCTACAGGAATATATATCAGAGTCCAGAGCAGTTCAGTCTTAAATGCGTTCGATGTTGTTCAGATAGAGAACGAAAAGCTATTATTATTATCGGATTATGACAATGTACAGAACGCCTTTAAAGTACTCCGAGGATATAATGGTACAACAGCGGCGGCACATTCTTCCGGAATGTTGGTAGAAGTCGTGGGGTCGACACAAGATGCTCGTAATGTTCTGAGGAGTGTTGTTAGTTGTGACATAACAACTAATGGAAATGGATATTTTTCTTCTCCTAGAGTATATTTCACTGGCGGAGAAGGAACTGGAGCAGCAGCAAGTTCAACAGTTACCAATGGACAGGTCAGCAATATCGTCATGACAAACGCAGGTAGCGGATATATATCTGCTCCTATGGTTGAAATAGAAGAACCCGGAATTAAATCCGGGGACAGAGTTATTCAACTACAAACAACCGGAGCAACTGGAATATATGCAATGGGAACTGTAGACTACTGGGATCGCTCAGCGAACTTGTTGTATATCAAAAAGGATTTCGGTTCGCCAGATTTCGATTATTCCACTATCAATTATAATGGTATAAATATTCCTGTAAGCGGAGCTACTGGGATAGTCTATTATAAGACAACTGGTAAGGCGAAGAATTCCCTTCCAGAATCAGAAATCAACATTATCTAAAAGGTCAAATAAGAAATGCCAAATATTTTAACATCTAATCTAAGACATAAAAATGTACAGAATTTCTTAGATACTATTACCAATGAAAGTGTTTATTTCGGGTTCTCTAATCCAATCGATTGGACAGATCCTACCATTCCGGACAGCCCAATAGATAACTATAATATCACTAGCGATTGTTTTAGTGATATGTTGTACGCCAAACGACTAACTTCTTCCAACGCTTCTCGTGTAATTAGAAATAATGCATGGGTGTCGGGTTCTAGGTATCAACAATATTCTGACACTGAAGACATTAATAATCTGATTAGAACTAAGACATATTCTACTGCAACAGCCACCGCTATTATTAGCGGAAGTGGAGTTGTATTAGGGTTTAGTATTACTAATCCTGGAACAGAATATACTTCTGTTCCAAGCGTGACAATTTCTGGATCGGCAACTGCTACAGCTATTATATCCTCTGGGTCGGTTATTGGGTTTACGTTGACCTCTCCTGGTTCCGGATATACTACTGCTCCTACAGTAACAATTGCAGCTCCATCAGCCATTACAACAACGCCGTTTGATTTAAAACCCTTTTATGTAATTACAGACGACCTTAACGTCTTTAAGTGTATTGGCAACAATAGCGGCGGTTTATCCACAGTCAAACCAACTGTTCCTTCTCCTGTAACTGCAACACTAACCACAGCAGATAGTTATCAATGGAAATACTTATACACGGTTTCTTCCGCAGACGCAGAGAAATTCTATAATTCCAATTGGATTCCTGTCAAAACATTGTCCTCCGACGATGGATCAACTCAGTGGACAGTACAGGCTGCAGCTGAATCCGGGTCCTCTCCGTATCATGGAGCCAATGTGGTCAAGGAATTACATGCCACAAACTTAATGGTTAAGGTTAGAGTTTCTGGAAACGAAGGCGGAGAGATCGTCGACACAAATGACTATAGGCAGATTTCATTGGTGCTTAATCCTGTGGCCACTGGATCTGTATATTCTCCTACCGGAACTTCTACTAGCACAACGTTGAATTTAAACGCCACCCACGTTACGGCGTTCGGGTCTGATATTTCTTTGTTGTATTATCCTAATGCTGGTACAAAGATCGTTATTATTTCTGGTCCAGGAAAGGGACAGATTAGAGAAATAGCAAGTTATGCAACGAGTGTTGTTACTCTAAAGTCTGGGACTACCTGGGATGTTATACCAACAACAGCATCAACTTATGGGTTTATTACCAAGGCCACGTCCTTGAATCAAACCACAATATTGACAATGACCAGTCCTTCCGGATCGTTTGCTTTAGACGGCACAATTAATCAATCGTCCTCTGGTGCCAGCGGTAAAATTGCCAAATATGATTCAACTACTAATAAAATCTATTTAACTTCTGTTAGCGGTACGTTTAATACTTCTGCTATCAGTGGAGCTGGGACGGCCACTAGTGTCGCCGTTACCAATCCTAGAATGGTGACATTATCCGGAGACGTGATGTATTTGGAAAATAGAAAAGCTATTACTAGATATCCAGATCAGATAGAAGACGTTAAAGTTATTATTCAATACTAATAGTATAAATAACTAAGAGGCGATCAAAAGAATGTCCGTTATCAAACAACTAAATTCTGCACCATATTTTGACGATTATTCTCCAGAAGATAAAGACTTCCTACGAATTCTGTTCAGACCTGGTTATGCTGTACAAGCCAGAGAATTGAACCAGATGCAGTCCATCCTCCAAACTCAAGTGGAAAGATTCGGGAATCATATCTTCAAGGACGGATCCATTGTTGTGGGCGGACAGACAACCATTGACTGTCAGACTCCTAGATATATTACTATCGCCGACACATATAATAGTGCAGCAGTAAATGTTAATGAATTTTTAGGAAAGGTGATTGTTGGTTCTACCAATTCGGCCCAGGGTCTAGTTGTAGCAGTAGACGACGGAACCGATGCAACTGTTCCTAAGACTCTAATCTACAAACCTCTTAATGGATATTCTTTCACAACCTCGGACACTCTTTCCGTAGAATCGGTTTCGATGGCCACGGTTCGTAGTTCGTCTTTTACAGCAGAAGACTCGGCCACGTATTCATCGATGGGACCATCTTCTACTGTTTCTATCGATTCAGGGATTTTCTTCACCCAAGGAATATTTGTAATTAATTCTGCTCAAACAACCTGGTTAGATAAGTATACAAACTCTCCAAACAAATTAGCAGGATTAGATTCTTCAGTAAATATCATCGACGACATCGATGACGATACTTTACTAGACAACGCAAACGGTTCCTATAATTATGCTGCTCCTGGTGCGCACCGTCTAAAGATTGATTTGACCTTGCAGTCTCAAGAAGTTGGATACACTTCTGATACCTTCATTCAATTATTAGAAGCGAGGGAAGGCCAACTATACAAACAAATTTCTCGTCCTTCCTATTCTGAGATTATGAAAACCCTTGCTCGTAGAACTTTCGACCAGTCAGGAGACTATACAGTCAAGCCTTTCATCCTGAACCTGGAGAGCGACCAAACAGATAGTACCAACTTAGTCGCTAGAATTTCTAAGGGTAATGCATATGTAAAGGGTTATGAAGTAGAAACAATTGCCACCCAGGAATTGGATGTTCCAAAGGCAAGAACAACTGCCAGCGAAAATAATAAAGGCGTCTCTATCACATACGGTAATTATGTGCAGGTTGCAATTGTTGCTGGATTGCCAGACATTAATAACGGTAATACCGGACCTTCTTCTGCGCCTGGTATGAATTTTTATCTGTATAATGTCAGCAGCGTAAAAATCGGATCTGCTAAAGTAAGAGATATAGATTTTGTTACTTCGGCTACATTCAATTTTTATCTGTTCGATGTAGTAATGGATACAGGTTATGCGTTCACGAATGTTACCAAAATATCCAATCATACCTCTACATACAACAGCGGAACATGTTACGGAACAATTGCTTCCGCAGTACTAACCGAACCTGAACAAACTCCTCTGGTTTATAATCTAGGATATGGAGCAGTTTCCAGTTTAGCTGATTATAATTTCAGTTACTCTTATTATCAATCTATTTCTACAGTTTCTGGAAGCGGTCCATACACTATTACGCTTTCTACTCTGAGTGTTGGTTCTGGAACATATTCTAGCAGCGCGTCTGATTATTATGTAATCAATAACGCAGGAACTAAAATCGTTCCTTCTTCAAACCCTACCCCCACTAATGGAGGCAGAGACGTCATATTATCGTTTAGCGCCAGCTTTACTAGTTGTAAAGTCGTTGCGAAAATCTTTAATGGCAACCCAACAATTAACTCAAAGACCAGAGTGTCGGTGCGTGCTGCTGAAGGATATTTTGCAGCTAGTTCCACTAATTCGCATAGTGTTACATTAAAGAATACCGCGAACGGCACCGACGTTGATTTTTATAAAAACGGGAAGTTGGTTGTAACTTCCGGACCCAACAAAAGCCTGACAACATTTTATGATATTGTCGGGTATAATCAAACCACAAAAACTGTTACGTTAGATGGTACTGGTCCTACCATCACCGTCGGAGTTACAGATTATTATAAGATTTGTCCTGCGTTTACTGCTGGCACAGCTGATTTAGCCACAGGAGTACAGTATTCAGCGACAACAACAGGCGCGATTTCTTTGGGTAAGGCAGATGGAATTAAAATAGTAAAGATTCTATCCAATGTTTCTAGCCCAACTATGAACGATTGGTTCGACGAATCTAAGAACGTAACTAATAAATTTGTCTTTGACAATGGTCAGCGAGACAATTATTATGATCTTGCTTCGGTATCGTTAATAGCAGGACAGACGGTTCCTGGACCTGTTGCTATTTTCTTTGAATACTACAGTCATACCATCAATGGCGGAATGTTTGTTGCGAATTCTTATCCAGCAGCGGACGCAAGCAATCCACAAATTTATATCGACTCCAACAAAAACAAGATCAATTTGTTGACCGCTATCGATTGCAGACCCACTAAGACAAACTCTACGACGTTCTCTTCTCCGGTTATTATCCCTAAAGTTAATAGCACATATTCTGCTGATGTTACATACTATCTACCGAGAATCGATAAGATTGCTGTAACAGTGGATGGTACGTTCACAAATATCCAGGGGATCCCTTCACTGACTCCTAAAGTTCCTAAGGATATTGACAACGGAATGACGCTGTATCAAATGTATATTCCGGCATATACTTATACTCCCGACTCTGTCATAATGAAGTTCATTGAAAATAAACGATATACAATGAGGGATATCGGTAAATTAGAAAAGAGAATCGAGAACGTTGAATACTATACATCTCTTTCTGCGCTAGAACAAAATACTACGTTGTTTAATGTAAAGGATACAGCCGGTACAGATAGATTTAAAAACGGAATCCTTGTCGATTCTTTCTCTGGACATAATATCGGAGACGTATCTAATGCTGATTACCATTGCTCCATGGATATTCAGGCTCAGGAACTAAGACCAGAGTTCAGACAGAAGGGATATAAGTTAACTCCTGTTTCGTTTACAGGAGCAACTGGAGTTGGTAATTTAATTACAGCAAGTTATGGCGCAACTAGTTTCGTTACGCAAACCGTTGCGTCCAGATCTGTAAATGTTAATCCTTTCTCTGTGTTTAATTGGATCGGCAAGGTTACTCTTTCTCCAAATAACGATTTCTGGAAAGATACTAAACTTGTTCCAAGAAACGTCAACAACCCAGATGGCGCGTTAGATAACGTCACAGCAGGAAAGAATCCTTTTGGTACATTGTTTAACCAATGGAATTCAATGTGGTTTGGGACAGAAACAGTCACGACTGGATTTGAGGAAGTCAGTATTCCTGAACAAACCTGGAGCGGCACTAATGTTGAATTCGTTCCAGCTGGAAATCAGATTCCTGCAGGAACTGCAAATTCAACCGACATCACTTCTATTGCTGATACAGGACAGAATTCAAGCGGTACAGTTACAATTCCTGAGGACAGTTCTGCTCAACCAGGTGTCTGGATTTTGACTCCATTCACTCAGGTAATTCCTGCTACAACTTCTCAGCGGCCGATCACTGAAACAGTAACCGTTCCGACTCCTCCGCCAATTAAATTAACAACTCTGCAGTCCGGGAATATTGTGGCCGATGTTAGTATGTCTGAATATATCAGACCGAAGACAATTGTGTTTAGCGCAGTTGGAATGAAGCCCAATACTACTGTATATCCCTTCTTTGATGGTAAGGATGTTAGTAGTTATGTAACTTTTAATAGTACAACCACTGACAATAACGGCAATATTTCCGGTTCGTTTGCTATTCCAGCTGGACAGTTCTTTGTTGGCGATAGAATATTCTTGTTGACGGATTCTTCTACTGGAAATCGCGCGCAAGAATCAACCAGCGCTGAAAGCAAATATGTTGCTCAAGGATTAGAGGAACAAACAACCACCCTAGATATTCCTGTTTCGTTGCCAGATCCTAACTCTCCTTTCTGGAGAAACGCTCCGACTCCTCCAAGACCGGTCGACCCTCTGGCACAAACATTCTTTGTTGATCCAGTTATCTATCCGGAAGGAATCTTTATACCAAAGGTGGATCTATATTTCAAAACCAAGGATTCTTCTGTTGGTTTGACAGTACAAATCAGAGAAACTCTGAATGGATATCCATCTTCGACCAATGTTATTGTTGATACAGTAGTGCCTTCTGCGTCGATTAATACATCTGACGATGCTTCTTTGGCAACTACAGTTACGTTCCCTAATGTTGTATACCTCTCGCCAGGTGAATATGCTATTGTTCTAATGTCGAATTCGAACAATTATGAAGCGTGGGTCGCGCAAATTGGAGAAGCTCAGGTAGGAGGAAACCAAGATATTATTTCCTCGCAGCCGTATGTTGGTTCATTATTCAAGTCTCAAAATGCATCAACATGGACCGCAGAACAAACACAAGACCTGACGTTCAATTTGTATAAGTGTAAGTTCACTACAGGAAACTTCACAGTAGAATGTAGTGACTGGGACGAAACTGACGCAGAGAATATTGTAACCCTTTCTACAGTAAGAGAGACGTCGGCAACAAACTCGATTACTGGTGCTACTGGGGTTGGCGGGGTAAATGGCATAATTAAAGTTCCATACAATCCATATGCAACTGGATCTGTAGTGACATATACTGGTAGCGTTAATATTGGTCTGGGAACTTCTGGTACATATTACGTCGAAAGAATCAATGCTGACTATTTGAAATTATATTCAGATAGCGGTAGAACAACATATGTCGGCGCGACCGGAACGTTTAGCGGAACACATACTCTGAGCGGAACTGGCGCCAAGGTACTATATCTTGACTCATTATTGACAAACAATGTTGTATATGGATCCAAGGTTACTGGTACAGTTGGTATCAATAATTCCAACACCACGGTAACTGGCGGCTCGATATTCGATAATACTATTGTTATGAGTAACGATATCACGGCCACTGTTCCTGCAGGAACTGCTATTACATTTAAGAGAAAGCCAGAAGGAACTGCAATCAGTAACGTAATCATGGTTCCTAATGCTGTGTTTAATCCATTCTCTTCTTGCTCAGTAACTCAGTCTGTCAAGGGAGCAACCGGACCGGGATCGTTCGATGTAAATACGGTTTCTTGGGTCGACGTTCCTGTAAATAAAAACTATCAATATACATCTATTCATAACGTGGAACCTGCAATGGAATCATTTAGAAAGAAGATCTATTTCTCTACTTCTTCAGAACATGTATCTCCTGTTATTAACGCAACTAGACAGTCTGTTGTGCAGGTAGAAAATATCATCAACAACGATTATACAAACGAAACCCAGTCCTCTGGTTCTGGTGGTAATGCATGGGCAAGATATATCACAAGGAAGGTCACTCTTGCTGATAATTCCAGCTACATGAAGGTTTACCTAACAGCCAATAAACCTTATGGAACTACCGTCAAAGTTTACTATAAAGTTAGATCTTCTGAAGACAGTTCTACTTTAGATAGCAGAAGCTGGACGGAAATGACTCAGGATTCACCCGACGCCAGCAAGGTGACAACCGATCCAAACGAATTCTTGGAATATGTATACGTTCCTGATTCAACGCAAGTAGAGAATTCTCCATTGGCAATCAAGTATACAAATGGAGCAACGTATCATAACTTTATTGAATATGCAATCAAGATTGTTATGTTGTCGGATGATACTTGTAATATCCCTAGAGTTGCAGACTTAAGAACAATTGTTACAATATAAAGAGTAATATGCCATACATTAAAACAGAAGCGCCAGGTGTCCTCCGAGACCCTCATTCTAAAGCATTGGTATTTGTCGACAATTCTGCAGCTAAACGAGAGTTCCTTGACAGAGCCGCTGAGAAGCAGCATATACAATCTGAGATAAATACTCTAAAGCAAGCAGTTAATGATATTCAGAATACAGTACAACACGAGATATCTGAATTGAAGTCTCTCCTACTAACGTATATTTCTGATAAAGGAAGCGTTTAACAACAAATGGCATCCACAATTAGTAGACTAAAAAGTACAGATTCTCTTGTTCAATGGGCAGAAAAGGTAAACTCCTTAGCCGAGTCGTTCGAGAGTTTCAATCAGGTCAGTGGAAGTATTACTTCTAATGGAACAACAACAGCAAATCAGATTGCTGTATTCGGAACTGCGTGGGGCAATTATACAGCGACAGGCGACGTACAGGTTACCTCCATTGTTACTAGTTCTTCGCCAACAGCAACATTCACCTTACAATCTGCTGCCATTACAGGCAAGACCGAACTCACTCAGTTTGCTTCTATAGAATCGGATTATCTATTAATCTATAATTCTGGTTCTATTAAAAAAGTAAGGGCCAAATTTGTAACTCCTCCCGCTGGTGTTTCTGGACAAGTACAATTTCATGCAGGAGCAACCGGATTTGCTGGAGCAACTGGATTCACATTCAATTCTACCACACAGACATTAAGCGTTGATAATGCATCTGTTGGCACAGGATTCACTATTGCCAACAAGACAGTAAGCCTTGGTGGCAATTTTACATTGTCTGGTTCGTCAGATGTCACACTAATTTCGACTGGAAATACTAGCGTAACATTACCAACTTCTGGTACATTACTTTCTAGTACTGTGACTTCGCTGCCATCGTTGACAACTATTGGTACACTGAGTTCATTAACAGTAAACGGGAACGTATCCATAACAGGAACAGGTACTCTTGCTGTTGCTGGGGCTGTGACTCTATCTTCCAGTCTTAGCGCAACAGCTTTAACTGCTAGTGGCGCTGTAACTGGCGCAACATTGGTAGGAACGATAAGCACCGCCGCGCAGCCTAATATTACTTCTCTTGGTGTTATTGCTTCTCTTTCTACTGGAAATATTGGAGCGACTGGCGCAGTTACGATTGGGTATACTCTTGGGGCAACTGGCGCGGTAACTTTTAAAAGTACTCTAGATGTAACTGGTAATACTACTATTATCGGAACATTGGGGTCAACCGGCGCAGTTACCTTTAAATCTACAGCAACAATACACAATAATACTACAGTTGGTGGAACATTTGGTGCCACCGGAGCTGTTACTTTTAATTCGACGTTGAACGTATCTGGTTCCGCTACAATGACAAACATTGGCGCCACCGGCATCGTCTCCTTTAAAAATGTATACATGGGAGGAGGAGGGTTGAACGTAGGAGCCACAGGCGCTGGGTCAGGAGAAATTCGAGCCACCGGAGACATTACAGCATTCTATTCGTCTGACGCTAGATTCAAAGATAATGTTTCAGAAATCCCGAACGCGCTGGATAAAATTGCGTTGATTCGTGGTGTTACTTTTGATTGGAACGACGAGTATATCAACGCCCACGGCGGCGAAGATCCTATGTTCATGAGAAAAAGAGACGTCGGGGTAATCGCTCAGGAAATTAGAACTGTGTTACCTGAACTAGTTGTAGAAAGATCGGAAGGATATCTCGCAGTTAAATATGATAGGATTGTTGCGTTGTTGATTCAAGGCATCAAAGAATTGGACGCAAAGATAGGAAAGAACTAATATGGGAATTGGAACGACAAACATAAAGTTCTCAGATATTAGAGACCTTCTTTCTACATATGCTAGTTACTCCGGATCCTATTCAATCCATTCTATGGAATCGGCGGCGTATGCCAACAACGCAAACGACGTTGGTGGTTCGTTAACTAATTCAAATCCAAATTCAGCCAGCGAATTCGCAAACTGGAAAGCCAAAACAACCGGAACTAGTTATGTATATCCAACCCTTTCTACCACAGGAGCGTCGAACGGGCACATATCGCTAAGCGACGTCGACACAAATATATACGCAAACATTACGTTTAATAACGTATTTACAGGATTGTGGAATATTGCTAGTCTTAGTATATCCGGTTCTGGTTACGGATGGGGCACAGATACGTATTGGTTCCAGGACCCGGACACTTCTATATATATTGGCTATGTTGTTGCGGTTGGCGATACTATCGATACAGGGGCAGGAGCAACAATAGTATTAACGGATCCACACATTGATACTGCTTGGAATTCTGGAGCGACCCCATCTTCTAGTAAGAGTTTTTCTTTTCCGTATCCTCCTTCTGGAGTAAACACACCAACTTGGAGCGGAATTTATACTGCTAGTTACACCGCAATTAACGGGTTTTCTATTACTAATGGAACAACATACGAATTTCCGTATGCCTGGTGGATTTGGCAGGGAGGTTCTAGCTGTTCTGTCGGTGTCATTGACGGCGCAGGAGGTTCTGTTAGCGGCGGAACAGGCACGTTCTATCAAGGAACTTCTTCTTCGATATCCCCAACAGTCACACGATCTGGTACAACTTACATCTAAATAATATTATATGTCAAACTTATCTTCATTTCTTGGCGGTTCTTCTCCGAAAGTAAGCTACTTCACCGGAACCGGCTCGAACACGTTCACTAAGCCTGCCAATGTTTCGTGGGTAACGGCGCTACTAGTTGGGGCTGGAGGCGGATCGTATAATGGTGGTTTCTCCAACGGCGGTGGCGGTGGCGGAGGGGAAGTGATTCTGATTCCTGTATATTTAACTGGAAATTCTACTATATCGGTCGGCGCTGGACAAGGAGGAGATGTGGGCGACGGTGCCAATACTACCATGACAACTAATCAAGGTGTCACTGTTACTGCATATGGAGGGACCAGAACTTTGAATGACGTTGGTGCGATGGGAGGCGGGGGAACTGGTATAGGAGGAGCAGGCGCAGCAACCACATCTGATAAAGGAGCAGCAGGGTCTGCATCTGGGACCGTGTTCGGTGGCGGAGGTGGTGGATATGGTAGTGGTGGAACAACGAACGGGGGAGCCTGTTTGTACCAAGGATCCGCAGGAGGAACAGGAAGTTCTGCCCGAGGCGGCGGCGGCGGTTCTTTCGGTCCAGGTGCCAACGGCGGCAATAGTGGAGCTTCGAATACTGGAGCAGGCGGCGGAGGTCCGATCGGCGGGCCAACTTCCGGCGGCAGCGGATTAGCCATTGTATACTATTTGGGATAATCATGCTACCTATCCACCAACAAATTCACACCAGTTTCTTTTCTCCTCACATTAAATCTGGAGAAGAGTACGACTATACATATGTGGTCAATGGCGGACACTATAACCTATCGTCTTTTGATAAAGAGGCTATGTTTGTATTACCTCCAACACCAGAAGTAGGTACTACTATATATTTCGCAGACGGTAATGCTTCGACCAAATGGTTCCCAGTAAAAATTCACCGGAACGGTAATCTAATCATGGGAGAGAAGGAACATATGAACTGCGATGTTCCTAATGCGAACTTTAAGTTAACATACGTTGGTGGATACATAGGATGGCAGGTTTCAGCAGATCTAAGATTTATTCCTGAAGGTGTATTATAATGACATTCCGATTAGCGCAACTACAAGACAACACTGTAATTAACGTCGTTCTTTGCGACGAACAGTATACATATGAATTTCCTGGATATATTCGAGTAGATAATCTGAAACCAGAACCTGGAATCGGATGGACCTATTCCAACGGTACATTTACGCCTCCGCCTCCAACTACACCTCCTCCCGTAACAGTATTCACTAAGTTCCAATTCCGATCTAAATTCACCCTTCCTGAATTGGTTTCTATCGATAATTCTGGCTTTAATCCAGTACTAGACGCAACCACGAAGGCAACTCTCAATACTATTCAGAAGAACTTCGACGCGGCGGAAAATATCGATATCACCAATCCTGCAACCATTCAAGGCATTCAGTACCTGGTATCTGTTGGTTTGCTGACCACAGAAAGAGCCACAGAAATCCTGACTCCATAAATACCTGTATGATTCATGCAGGAATAGATTATTCTTTAACCTCCCCAGCGGTGTGCGTCTACAATGATGCACACCCTTTTTGTTTTCAAAACTGTTCTTTCGATGTACTTTCCGACAAGAAAGTTACTAATCTTTGTAAGAACGTATCCATATTTCCTCACTGTAAGTGGGAAGTCTCAGACGAGAGATATCATAATATAGCTAATCACTTCTATAGATCGGATCTGATCGTGGCCGACAATATTCTAATAGAAGACTACTCGCTGGGGTCCAAGGGAAAAGTCTTTCATATCGCAGAAAATACGGAGGTCCTACAGTACAATCTATGGAGAAACGCAAAGAAGTACAAGAAGATCCCACCGACATCGCTGAAGAAATGGGTTACTGGTAAAGGGAATGCTACCAAAGAACTAATGTACGAACAGTTTCTGAAAGAAGAGAAGATAGACCTCAGCTCTATGATTTTTACCTCTGCATCACGCCGATCAACGAAGATTGATTCTCCTATCTCTGATATCGTGGATTCGTTTTATCTTTGTAAGTATGCGTTTGTAAATCAATAAATAGTATTAGGATGAAAATTAAGTAACTTGGAATAAAGGAGAAACCAAATGAACAATGTAGACAAGGTAAAGAGATATCTAGATAAGCAGTACAATATTATTCAAGAAGCTGTTGAGAAAATTGATGAATCTAAAGATATATTTGTGTTAAGAGGGGAAATCACAAAAGGCAAAAAATCTAACAGTTTTGAAGTTAGATTAAACCCAGATAAAATGGGTAGTTCTGCAGCTGGTGATTTGGGTTATGAAATTAAAATGTTGAAAAAGGCAAATAAACATCTAAGTCCGCAAGAAATTGCTGCAATTGCTAAACATCTTGATTCTGACCAGGGACAAGAAAATGATGGAGAATCCCGCCAAGATGGTTATGATATTTCCCATGTTTTTGATTCTGAATCTGAATATTAAGGTTAACTGAACCTACGTAGGTTCAGTTATAACTGAACCAACGTAGGTAAAGTAAAATAACATGAAATCCTTTTCCGAATTTTCCAATTCGTTAGCATATCACCTGGAGAACAAGATCCCTCTGTCTGAGTCAGTATTCAGATATGGATCCCAGGGACACTTTGATCTGATTAACGAGGCGAGGCAGTTACAAGACTGCCTCGAACTCTCAGATACAGATAAAGAACTCCTGGCTACTGATATCGGAACTGTTGGAATCTATGAAGGAAAAGAAGTTCCTCTGGATTTCCCTATGCTCTCTGAGGCAGAATATCACGGTAAGAACGTAGAGTTAGATAAACCCAAACGCGGTGGTCCCAAGAAATATTATGTGTATGTGAAGAACTCGTCAGGAAACATAATCAAAGTGTCGTTCGGTGATACTTCTGGACTAAAAGAGAAGATTAGTAATCCGGCAGCTCGGAAGTCTTTTGTGGCTAGACATAAGTGCGATCAGAAAAAAGATAAGACTACGCCTGGATACTGGAGTTGTCGTTTGCCACATTATGCCAAGTCTCTGGGATTAAGCGGCGGGGGAAATTTCTTTTGGTAAAGGTTAACGGACGATGCTAACATTTAAACAGTTTCTTGAAGACAAAAGTATTATCAAAGAAAAAAGAAAAGACTCAGAAAAGAATATTGCAGCTGCTCCAAGAATTGCTATCAGTAAAGGCGAAACTGGTCATAAATTAGCATTGGAATTATTACTAAAAATTCCAAAAGATGAACTAAACTTATATGGCGTGACTATGACTGAAATACCCAAGGTGGGGATAAATCCAAGTTCACAATACGATACACCGAACGCCATTTACTTCTATCCTGCTGATTATTATATAGAAATTAAGAATAACGGAAAGAAATTAGATTTTGCAGATGATGCTCCATATATTAATGTCATTAAATTTGAGGTAGATCCTTCTAGAATATTGCACTTATCTAAGTATACATTAAATGATTTGAAATCAGATGTGGTGCTCTTGCGTAAATATTATAGTAATGTTAATCCTGCATTTGATGATCACGACTGGTTAAAAGAAGCAAGCAAACGTGCCAAGGTGGACATTCCTGCTGGCTTATTATGGTATATAACCATGAAAATGTCAAAAGAAGATCCTAGGTCTAATCCTAATCCTAATAAATGGAATTATATTTTACGTAAAGTTCTAAATTATCCTTGTGTAATCGATGATGAAGGAGAAGGTATTATTCATGAAATGGAACCGACCCAAGGATTAGTATTAGATACTACAAAGATTAAATTAGTTGGACGATTTGATTATAACCCAAAAAACACTTCACAAATAAAAGCGCAAAGATCAGGTAAAATAGAAGAATACTTGGGTCAATTGTATACTGATATCAAGACTAAATTAAGTCCGACTAAAGAAGAAGCAAGAAAAAGTTTCATAGACATAGTGAAAAATTATAAAAGACAACCTAAAGAATCATGGAAATTCATTGCTGCGTATGCATTTAAGTATGCTAAAAACATTATCAAAAAACCTTTTAAAGACGGCGAATCAGCAATTGCCACTGATCCTAATGCTGCTTATGACTATGCCCTTAATATACTAAAAGGACCATGGAAAGAAGCAGAACCGGCAATTGCCACTGATCCTAATGCTGCTTATGACTATGCCCTTAATATACTAAAAGGACCATGGAAAGAAGCAGAACCAGCAATTGCTAAAGACCCTGAAAAGGCGTATCAATATGCCTTTGAGGTACTAAAAAGACCATGGAAAGAAGCAGAACCAGCAATTGCTAAAGATCATTACTGGGCGTATCAATATGCCTTTAAGGTACTAAAAGGACCATTTAAGTTAGGAGAACCAGCAATTGCTAAAGATCGTGACTGGGCGTATCAATATGCCCTTAATATACTAAAAGGACCATTTAAGTTAGGAGAACCAGCAATTGCTAAAGATCGTCGACGGGGGTATTTTTATGCCTCTGAGGTACTAAAAGACAAAGATCCCTGGACGTGGGCCGAAAGATATAATAAAGAAAATAAATAAATGTACTATTATGAACCCATATTATGATGTGAATATAGATAATGGAGTTTTCTTAAGAGAATTTTCTCCTGAAGTAGAAGAGTCTGAGTTGATATGGCACAGAGATCTGCGTGATAGAGAGATTACTGTATTAGAAGCAGAAGGCTGGAAGCTGCAGTTCGACAACGAACTTCCGTTTGAACTTAAAGTCGGCGATAACTGGTTCATCCCTTCTATGCAGTTTCATAGATTATGGCGCGGATCAGGAACGCTTAGTTTAAAGATAAGAGAGATGGACTAAATGGCATTTACACCATCAACATACGACCAATCAAATCCGGCGCTGTTTAAGCTGACGTTCGACAAGCTCCCGAACGTGGTATACATGTCATATTCTATTGCTCTTCCTGGAGTAAACTTGAACGCAATCCTTCAGCCAACACCCGTAAGAGATAGACCTATTCCTGGCGATAAGTTGAATTTCGATCCCCTGACTGTAAACTTTATTGTTCAGGAAAATTTGGCAAACTATATTGAAGTATTCAACTGGATGACAGGAATCAGCCGTACAACTTCAACCGAAGAATATAAAGCATATAAAGCTGCTAATCAAAATAGATATTCCGACGCTCAACTTACCGTACTATCTAATAAGTACAATCCAATCATGAGAGTCACGTTTGTCGACTGTTGGCCGACCTCTCTGGCTCCATTGACATACGACGCTCAAATCGCACCAGCCCAGCCTATTACTACAGAAGCAACCTTCCAATATTCCTACTATAAGGTAGAGACGCTATAATGCTATCCTTTAAAGAATTTCTAACAGAAGCTAAAAAGAAACCTATGGTGTATCTTGACATGGATGGTGTGCTCTGCGATTTCTTTACAGCTTGGTGGGAATTTCATAAGAAGAACGCCAAGAAAATGTACGCGGCTGAATCCTGGGAAGATCTGAGAAAGATCCCCAAGAAGGTTCGCGACAAAGAACTCGCGAACCTTCCGAACGCCGAAGAATTCTTTGCGACGCTAAAGCCCCTTCCTGGCGGGAAGAAGATTGTACATTTTCTGAGAGACAATGACATCCCGTTTCAAATCTTATCGACTCCGCTCGGGTCGGATAGAGAAGGATCTATCAGCGGCAAAACAAAATGGTTAGAAGCCCATGGACTGGGCAATGTGAAGGCAAACTTCGAAGAGAACAAGGCCAAGTATGCAAAGAAGGGCGATATTCTGGTAGACGATTATGGTGTGAATATTGCCAAGTGGAACCTTGCAGGTGGAGTTGGAATAAAGCACGACGAAGATACAACAGACAACACTCTTGAACTGTTAGCTAAATATATCTTAGGAAAATAACTTGCCTTCCTGAGATCTGTACGCTATAATAGTATTGTAAGGTTGATTGATAGGAAATGAGGAAATTTATGTTAACTTTTAACCAATTTATCAGAGAGCAAACAATCTCAGAGACCGAATTTACTGGATTAAACAACAGGAAAAAAGGCGACCCATTCATTACTGACGGATCGCCAACCGCCGGAGACCCACTGGATTTCGTTGACGTGCAATTTTTTCCTTCCATTGACAAATACACTGGAAACATCGAACAAGTAATAATTGTCAACAAAACAAACGCTTCTCTTTCCGCATTTGCTGTTGCTACGTTCATTAACAAGAAAACCAATAAGCCCATTAACTATGGAAGGTATATGAAACCCGGATCTAAGATCTGGAAAAACAACAACCCAGGGTTCTTTAAGTTTCAAAGTCCGGCTTCTTTGAAATATCAGTCTGGTCTGATGGCCAAAGACGTACTTACAACGTTCGAGAAGTTAACGCCGGAAACCCTGTTAAATCAGATAGAAGCTAAATTCGGAAAAACCGTTCCAGTACTCGTTGAAATAATGAAAGATACCATTAAAGCTGGATATCCTAACAACCCGAACGGTTATGATATTCCGGAGAGTTTAATGAAGGGAGTAATCATATACTATGCAGAACTGTTACATCCGATTGCTTTGATAGGTAAGCCGATTGGGTTAGATCCAAGCGGAAACGCAGTAGAAGGGATTCAAAAGATCACAGGTAAAGAAGAAATACCTTCTTCCGCAAGAATTGAGTTTTCGACTAGCGCGTCAGAAGGATCATATGATTCTCGTATCGTTCTTCCTGGAGGAAAAACAGTCTACATAAGTTCTAAAGAATCCAACTCTTCTACCGGAGGAAAGGCTAGTTCAGGGAACCTTTGGAAGATGTACTCAGAGTTCGAAGATAAAACCATATTTGATTCTTACACGAAAGAGATCTCATACCTTAAAATTATTGAAGATAATAAAGCCCCTGAGGGTGCACTTCTTTTAGCAAAGTCGCTTAAGATCATCGATTCAAAAGAATTTGAAACATTGACGAAGATGGACAGAAATATTGTAGACGATGACGCCACTGCCAAGAAATTGTTGTCTCCTCGTTTGCAAGAATATCGTAAGCTAAAAGGCGTCAAGCAAGAAACTCTATCACAAGAAGGCAAGGTTAAGTTGTTTTTCCGTGTTCTGAGAAGCATTGCTTCTCTGGCCGTAGACAATATCAATACCAAGACTAAGTTCAGCGAGTTTGCGTGTACCTTAGTAAATAGCAGCACGGTGCAGCTTTATACTAGATATACTAAAACTGGCAACAACATCAAGTTTAAACCGTGGAAAAATGTTTGGCCTTCGACAGCTGCAGTTGAAATATTGCTTTCCGCTGAGAAATATAGAGTCCACACTTCTGATAAAATTGCATATAAAATTAAATTAAGAGCATCAGCCCAGTCTAAATAAACTGCTTGTCGTCGTATCCTGTAAATAGATCCAGGCCGTGTTCGGCAAACGCCTCTTTCATCTCGAAGAAACGTGGTCCATGTGTCATCCGGGAGTAGTTTAGCTGCTCCCA